CTCGGCTGCACCAAAAGCCACCGACGTTGCCACGATCCTCGCCGTGAGCGCGGCGTACTGTGTGAGGGAGATTTCCTTGTTCGCCGCGCCAGCAACAAGCTCGATCGCCGGGAGAAGCCGGCCCAAGACTCCAAGCAAGGTGGCGGCGCGAGCTGCGCCCTGCACTGCGGCGACGCCGAGGCCCTGAAGCGCATTCTGGAGAAGCTGACTGGCCGACGTAGACCTGAAAAGCGCAGGCGCAACAAGCCCATAGGCCACGGAAGAAGCGCGGATTCCGACCACGGCAGCGGCGGACGCTGCCCCGACGGCGGCAACTGCCTCAACGTATCCGCGAGCTTCATCGCTGAGCCCGGAAGTCAGCAGACTGACGCCGTACATTGCGGCTTTGTACGTCACAAAAGACGCAGCGCCGCCTACGGCTGCGGCTGCGAGCGTCCCAAGAGATATGGCCGCCGCAGCGGTGCTGCCGGCCATAGCGGCAGACACGACCGCCATTCCTCCCATCGCCCTGACCGTTCCGGTGATTGCACCGGCAACTGCGCCGTACGCGCCGTAGCTTCGGCCGAGCGCCACGATCGTCTTGTCTATGGCAGAAGTTGCGGTGACGTTTCCGGAAGTCGCAAGAGTGGCGGCCTCAGTGAAACCAACCACAGCCGACGTTGCCGACGAAGCAGCGTCCGCGACCTCGCCGACAGCGGTGGCCGCGTAAAACGAACTGGCCGCGTATTTCTTAGCTTCCTCTGCGTTCTGCCCAGTTGCCGCGAGCAAGTAGCCGTCTGCTACTCGCTGTAGTGAATTCCCCAGCCCTTCGCCGGCTTCCGCCGCCGCGCCGGCGTTGTCTGCAAACCTCTGCGTCTGCCCGGCAGCTTCACCCGTGACGTCCGGAAGTCCAGAAAATGATTGTCTCAGTGAGTCAATGAAACCGGACAGGCGTGAGGCAGACTGCTCTAAGGCCGTCGTGTCAGCCTCAATTTTGACGGGCTCGGCGTCCTTGCCGACGCCCTTGACGTCCTTCTCTGCCTTGGCGATGGAGCCCTTGTCCATCTCGGCGCGGATCTTGATGACGCCTGCGGACGCGTCCTCCATCTGCTCAGACAGACTGTCGATGGAGTCGGACAACTCCTCGAACAGGTCGAGAGCCTCCGTGATACCCTCTTGAAGGCCAAGGAGGTCAGCGGCGAACTCGACGGTGATGGTGCCGATCGTCGCCATCGCTTATCCCCCGAATGCCTTTCGGAGTTCCGCGATCATCGACTCCTTCGACTGAGGCGGCCTGCGGTATGACGGCATGAGCATTTCCTCTTCGAGGTTCTTCGAGCCCCATGCCGTACACAGGGCCGTGGCGAGACGAGCGACCTGACGCCACTCGTCTCCCCACGGTTCTATTTTCCAATAACTCTCCCACTCTGCGAGTTCCGCAGCGTCGACCGTCGCCAAGAGTTCCCTGTGAGACCGGCCGAGGGCTAGTGCGAGCCGAAACTCGATCAGCCGGCGGGGCCTCGTCAGGAGTTTCCCGCGAGTTCCTCGACGTCGTCCTTGGTGAAGCGGTTGTGCTTCATGCAGATGGTGAAGAGCTTGTCGAGGACGGCAGCGGACTTCTCGCCCAACTGCGGCACCTCGGCCTCGGTGAAGAGCCGATTGCCCTCGTCGTCGCACAGGCACTTCGCCACGAGCTTCGCCCGAACCATGTCGACCGACTTGTTGCCGCCGACAAACTCGCCCTCGAAGCGGTCACGCTCCGTGCCGGTCATCACGCGGATCTTCACCGAGCCGCCCCACTCGGGCACCTCGACGTCGATCATCTTCTTGTCCTGCGCGTCCAGAATCGCCTTCTTGTTCAATGCACCCACGGCCTACACTCCTTTGAAAAGAACGCACATCCGTACTACTCGTTCGAGAGTTTGAATGTGCAGCTACCCTTGACCAATTCCCCAGCCACGATTTCCTGAGACATGCCGGTCAAGTACGCCGGCGCGCTCAGGCCTGTTCCGTTGACGGTGAGCGTCTTCTGCGAGCCAATCTGGTCGGTGGAAAATCCGCCCGGCCCAAAAAACTCACACGACAACTCTCCGAGGTCGATCACGCCGTAGTCGATCGCTTTCTTGACAAGCTTTCGGTTCGAGAAGTCCTCGTCCTCGACGAACGTCGACTGCATCGACGTGATGTCGATCTCTCCGGCAGCCGAGCCGCTCCATCGCATACTGGTGACGCCAATTTCTGTGCTTCCCCAGTTGAGCGTGATTCCCTGAGCGGAGAGTTCAGTTGTGAATGGCATGTCAGTCCTTCGAGACCTTGAACGTCGCAGAGCCCTTGATCAGTTCACCAGCCTGTGCTGTGATCTGAAGGCCAGTGCAGACGGCTTTGTTCATGGCGGGGTCGAGGTCGCCGTCAGTGGGGTCGACGTCGCCATCATCAAACGAGATCGCGTACAGATCGTCGGTCGGCGGGATCGTCTTGCCGATCCAGTCCACCTTGATCTCCAGAGACCTAAGTCCGCCGGGGCGGTAGCGGGCAAGGCTGCCGGTCCCCGTAATGTCCGTAGACGTCAACGCGAAGTCTCCGCGACTCTTGGCGACGGCAACAGACGTGGCCGTGTACTTGACGCCGTTGAACTTGAAGACAATCCCCTGCGAAGACTCGTATGCCATGCGTCACCTTCTCAGTCGTAAGAAACTTTGAAGGTGGCCGAGCCCTTGATAAGTTCGCCGGCCTGCGCGGTGATGTTCAGCCCCGTGCAGAGGGCGATCGTCCCGGTAACGCCAAGTGCCGCAGAGTTGCCGGTTATCGAGAACGTGGCAGTCTTCTCAATCTGCGGCGGAGAGAGGCCGATCCAGTCAACCTTGATCTCGCAGTTCTCGATGTCGCTCGTGCGGTAGCGACGCTTTCCACCGGAGCTAATATCCGTACTAGTACAGTCAAACTCGGACGCACTTCGGCTCACGCTGATCTGCGTGGCCGTGTACGTGTCGCCGTCAAACGTGAACGCGATTCCGGCGGCTGACGGAGGGTTCACTGGCATGCGATCACCTAGTCATGGGAGACTTTGAACGTCGCCGAACCACGCAGGAGGTCGCCAGCGTTTCCGGAGATCGACAGGCCAGTGCAGATCGCCTTGCCGCCGGATACCCCAAGGTTTCCAGTCAGCGAGAAGTCCCGCGCCTGCTTCACCGGAGGAACACTTCCGCCGATCCAGTCGACCTTGATCTCGATGTTGTCGAGAGGGCCGACCCGGATGCGGCGAAGATCTCCTTCGTCGAGATCAGTCGACGAGATGTCTATGTCCTGACGACTCTTCGACACGGACACCTGAGTGGCCGTGTAGACTTGACTCGCGTAGGTGAACGTGATTCCCTGCGAAGACTCAAAGGCCACGCCGCTGCCTCGCTAAAAAGTTTTAGTTCAGCGTCAGCCGGAACGTCGCCGATCCCTTGATGAGTTCGCCGACCTGCGCGGTGATGTCCGCAGCCGTGCAGAGCGCGGCCGTGGGGATCCCCGCCGTGAAGCCCGCATTCGACCCCGATCCGTCGATCGCCCACGTGATCTGACCGGTGGCGGTCATCTGGGGGAGGGTCAGGCCAACGAAGTCGACCTTCAACTCGTCGCCGTCTCGGATCGAGCCGGGGCGGTAGGAGCGAAACGAGCCGTTGGGCGACTCCAGAGAAGTCACGTCGATCTCGGCGACCTTCTTCGAGACCGAGATCTGGTTCGCGGTGAACTTGGTGCCGCTGAACGTGAAACCAATACCCTGCGATGCTTCAAATGGCATTTTGTCGTCCCTCCTTGGACGTCACACTGTTTCGACGAAACGAACCTCGTAAACCTGATCGACGCGGTAGAGCGGTTTGGCCTGACCCTCGAACGGACGTTCCATGTTGTCCTGCTCGGAGACGAGAGCCGTCGTGACTATTTTCACGCCCTGAGATTCACCCGTAAAGTTGTCGCAAGCGAGACGAATCGAATCGGCGATGTCCTTCGCCTCGCTGTATGTATGCGAGACGATCGCGACCGAAAACGTCGCCACGGGCACGCCGTAGTTCCCGGTCAGGCCACGCTCTCGCCGTGTCCCCGTCCTTCGGTAGACGACCAGCGGGAACGGTGCGTTCTGCGTCGCCAGAACGGGATAGATCCCGGCCGTGGTGGCAGAGTCGAGCCGCTCTCGGAGCCACTTTTCAGGTGCCGCCATCGATCTGCTCCGCGAACCTGTCAGACATGAACGTGACGCCCTCCGGGGCGTAGGCATCGAAAGTCTCTTCGAGGACGGCCGAAAGCTCGTTCACGGAGACCCACCGCAGCACGCTGCGGCCACGAGTCTGCGGACGGACAACACTGTCCAATTCCGGGTTGCCGGCGGTCTCGACCTCCTGCTCGTAGCCCACCTCGGCCGTAGCCTCCGAGACCTCGTAGATCACGGAGTCTCGAAGCTTGCCGCTGTAACCCGTCGGCGTTGCGGCCCGGAGCCGGGCGGCGAACGTCTGCGAGACGTCGTCGTAGACTGCCTCTCGGTCGATGACCGTGGGGAGCCTCTTGAAC